AGACAAATTCATTCTTTGATAATCTTGCAGGTACATCGTCTGCTTTTTCCATACGTCCTATTGGAACGAATCCACCTTCAGCTCTTAAATCCATTTCTTGTCCATCCATATCTAATAGTGGCATAGTCTTTTTAGCAACCGGCTCATCCATAGATCCACCTTCTGCTCTAAATCTTCTTGCAAGATATTTATCAGGATTAGCTCTTATCTCTGCTATATCTATTCCTGTTTCATCTGCTATTGTTTGTGCTTGTTCTTCTTGTTCAGGTGTTAATAAACCTGCTAATACTGATGCTCCTGTTATTGCACCTGTTATACCGCCTGGAATGTTACCTACAACATTAGAAAACATTTGTGAAAAAGGACTAGCTACAGCTCTTTCATAAATTCTTGGATTTGTTAACCCAGGTACCATACTACGTATAGTTTGTGTTGATGGTTTAAAAAAATTTGTAATACCAGATCTTAAAAAACTATCTGCTGGTAAAAAACCTTTCATACCAAAAGCTCCTCCAGGTAATCCAAAAGCACCTACTCCTAATAAAGCAGCTTTACCTACCGGTGACTTAGCAACTTTTTTAACTGATTTTGTAATTTTCTTAACAAGTTTACCTAGACCATACATCTGTCTTGCAGATTCAAAATCAAACTCACCACCTACAACGTTACCGCCATCCGCATAACCTGCTGCTGGTACGCCACTTGCTTTTTGTAATGGTGATTGCATACCGCCTCCTAGTCCTCCTGATGCTGGTAATTGCATAGGCTGTCCAAAATTATTAGAAGGAGTAAACATATTAGAAAAAGCTTCAAAACTCATTTCTCCAGGTAATAATACTTGACCCATAAACCCTCCCGCTCTTGATTTTTGAGCTTCTTTTTGTGCATTAGCAAAAGCGTCTTGTACATTAAAAGGTCCACGTTGATCGTATGCACTTAAGTTACTTACCTGAGGTCCTGGACTTATACCTGCAGACGTAGCAACGTCAGCAGATAAACCAGCAGGTTGCATAGCACCACCTCCACCCAAACTAGATTCAGCTGATTCTAATCTTTGATTTATATCTTGTAACATTTGTTCTGCAGAAGATACACCACCACCTAATTGATTTAATCTAGGCATGATTCCACCTTCTTGTGCACCTATTCGACCACCTTGTTGAGCCATAACTCTTGATACATTTTGTTTTTTAGACATTTCGTCCATAAATATTTCTATGTAAATTATTTCCTCTTCACTTAAATCTTTTAAAGGTTTACCAAATTCTTCCATAGCAATAGTTTCCATCACCATATTTTTCTCATCCATTGGATCAGGTGCTGAAGCCATCTGTATAATACCTTCACCATCTTTAAAACCTGCTCTACCGCCCATATTATAATTTAAAGTATTATCATCTTCATCAGTGAGTGTTGGGACGTCTTGGTTTCTTTTTCTTAATTGATTAAGTAAAAATATACCACCCAGAGTTACAGGATTAGGAATCATTGCTTTAAAACCTCCACCCTCTATTAAACCTTTATATCTATTTAAATCACTTGCAGTGCCTACTACATTAGCAACTTTATCTAAATTATTATTATTAAAATTTCCAGACATATTTATAGATCTTTGTGCATCAAATGCAGGAGCTGTCATAGCACCTTCAGTAGCTTTACCATACGCTTTTTCAACGTACCCTGCGTCTCTATATAATTGTCTTGCTTGTTGTGCTCTAGTTATTGCCATCGTACTATTCTATTTTGTTTCTCCAAATAAATCAAGGCTTGGCATGATGACATTTACGTCTTGAGCCATATCCTCATTCTTATAACCTTTAGCTTCCCAGTCTTTTCTTTCTTTAAAAAGCTCCCCAGTTTCCTTGTGTCTATACGTCGTTTCTACCTTTGCTGGTTTTAATACTTGCATTATATTGTTACCTCCTTCTTAATGTTTAGATAGCTAATAGCTACATCAAATGAATCTGTAGTGCTTGAAAGCACTGTAAAAGTATCTCCACCTTCAATTACTAAAGGTTGAGTTAATAATTCTGTTGTAACATTAGCAGTTAAAGCTGCTGATTTTATGGCTGTGATGCTATTATTTGTAACGGTAACAGTAGGTGTACCTGCTGATGTAACTAATATAGATTTGATAACATAGGTTTCACTAACTAAAGGATTACCAGATCCTAAAGGACTTAATGCGCTTCCTGTTGTGCTGTTATCTATACCTGCAAATTTAAATTGATTAGCCATTAGTTTATAAAGAAGTTAAATGCTTCTATCTCCTCTTTTAAATCTTCTTGATATGTTGAATTTAATTTTTCTACAATCGCATCAAGATCTCTTACTTGAGCTTCCGCAGTCTGTACATCATATTCATTTGATGGTCTAGTTATTACCTGTACAATTTTTGCCATTATCTTCTCCCGTCTGGTTGTAAATCTAATCTAAAAGTACCTAGTTTCCAACTCTGACTAACTGTTGTATTTTCTATTTTCATAGCTACAGCTCTTGCTCTTGCACGTGTATCCACTTTTGTAGTTGATGAGGTAACATCAAATGGACCTAATGGTGAACCTGATTGTGTACTATTAGGATAATTTTTTAATTGTAATGTAATTCTAGTTGCTCCTGTTTGACTTATAAAATCTGGTACAAATCTTCTTATTTTCATTAAGAACTCACCATCTCCTCTAAATGTTGCAACACCTGTTTGTGTTCCTTGAGCCGATCTTTGTTGTGTAATATCATAATCTCCAGATGAAATGTTTGCAGTAACTGCTGTTATTGTTCCGTTTTTATTTTGATCAGTACCTATTTCGTGTTCATAGTAAGTTGTTATACCTTCTGTATTTCCAACAACATCAAATGATGTATCTGTATCTGCATCATATTCAGTTGCGTGTGGAGTTCCAAATACAGCTGAATCTTTCCACATAGTTCTAGATAAAGAACCATTTGTCCATACAGGTCTTTGTGGTGATGAATCAAAATAATTATATGCAACCATTCTATTTACCACAGAAGATGTTGACGTTGGATAAAACCATATTACTTCTCCAAACAAATTATTTAATCCTGCAGAAATCATTTGGTTTCCAGATGTTAAATTTATATCATCGTAAACATAATCTTCTACTAAACACGGTAGTGATTCTAACTTACCAGCAAATCTAAAGAAACCATTCTCTGACATCCAGTACGCAGCACCATCAACCTCAACACAAGCGTTCTGTCCAACAAGTCCACAGTTAGTTCCAACTTGTGCAAAAGCAAATGTAAATGGCTGACCTACAAAACGTTGAGTAAATAACGCTGTGTCAGTCCAAACATAAAGTGCATCTCTACCACGGATAGCTCCTATGATCCGTGATCCGTCGGCCAGTCTTTGTGTACCAGCCGTATTGGTTGCTGTAGGTATATAAGTATTAATATCTTCTTGATCCGAGAATCTAATAAACATATCATCTTGTGTAGATGTATCACCTATCGTTGTTTCTGTGCCATAAAATACTAAGTGTCTATCAGGAGTAGATACAACCATGTGACGTGACGCTGTTGGTGCACCTGATATAATTGAAGCTCTTGTTGTCGTTGCATTTGATAGTGAAGAGTCCCATTCGAAACACGCACTGTTGTGTATTAAACAAATAGCTTTGTCTCCAAAATTATCTATAGACCACATACCAGGTTCAATAACTAAGTCTCCTGATGCTGCTTCGCCCCATGCAACATAGTCAGTTGAGTTTGTAACTGTTGCACCATCACTATGAGAAGCTGCTGTTGTTCCTGCTACACCTCTTGTACATCCTGTTAAAGTATTGGTACTAACACCTGTGTATGAAATTTCTTCAGACCCTATTATAATAAAATTAGTTCCTGAGCTTGGTAATTGTGAAGCGTCAGCTACTGTAATACTAGTAACTGCAGCATTGATCGCTCCGTTTAAAGTTGTTGTTACTGCTCCTGCAGCCTCACCACCCCAAGATCCTAGTCCATAACCAAAACCTTTTGCCTGTACTGCTGGTCCAACGTGATAGTAATGTTGAACTCTTATACCACCAGATGTTGTTGCACCACTTCCTGTTTCATTAGAAGGCATTGTAATAGTTAAAGTTGTAGTTGATGGTACAGATGTTACCATAAATTTTTTATCATCAAAGTCAGATGCGCTAAAGTTTGAATTAGTTATAGTTGTAAAATTGTCTAAAAGAATAATATCATCTTCTTGAATATTGTGTGCACCAGAAAAAGTTATAGTAACAGTCGGTGATCCGTTGGTTGTGCTAAATGCACTTGTAAGTGTAGTTGTTGATTTAATAGGGTGTATATCGTAAAATACACCACCTGAATAAGCATATAAAATAGAGTTAGTTCCTATAATAGCGTACTTTCTACCTAGACTATTTACAAAATGATGAAGACCTCTTGCGGCTCCTGTTAAATCATCTGTACCTAATTGTTTCCAACCACCTATTTTTTCAGGTGTTCCGTACCTAAACCTAACATTATCACAATCTATCCACTGACCTTCAGCCGTAGTTTCTGAAATTTGTTTATTTATACCTGGTTGGAAGCCTATCTTTTGTAGCATAATAAATCCTTGTATATATAATTGACCTTATATATTAAATATATAAAGAATAAAAGCAGCAATATATGGGTATTTAAGTATTGTCTTTTGGTTTCTCAATGTCGACACTATTACCATATGTCGCTTTTTGACTTATAGGCTCTGGAAAATTATTTTGAAATTTTATAACAATTTCTACTAAATTATCTCCAAATTTTTTAAGCCCCTCTGCTGATAAATGTATTTTTTTATGTTTTTCTATAATTTTTATTTCTTCTTCAGAAAATACAATGTTACCAGAACCATCTTTTTCTTGATTAAAAATCATTTTTTTATTCCAAAATATATTCTTTTATCTTTATGATATTCTTTGTTTATACCATGTTTATCAACATAATGCAAAAAAACTTGGTTTTGAAAATCCCCTTGAAACTCATCTCTCCAGTGTTTTACTTCACAACCTAAATAAATAGCAGCATCTCCTGATTCTAAATCAATAGCTTTGCCATCCATAAATATAGGCCAAGGTGTTCCGTCTCCACCAATGTTGACTGTAACACTTATTTCACAAGAAGGTCTATCTGTGTGTTTTTCTAATACAGCAAATTTTGTATATGTTCTCCAAAATGCATATGTTTCTAATAATTCTTTTCCTGTTTCTTTTTCCATCAAATCTTTTTTACTTAGCATTAAAGATTCCATTGCCATATCTCCATAAAAATAACTATCTCCATTATTATTTTGATCAACATCAAAAGAATCATCATTTAATCTATGTTTAATTTCACAGTAGTTAGAAAGTAATTTAATCTCTTCAGGACTTAAAAAATTTTTTATAACTTTATATTTAAAATCTTTTCCTATGATACTCATAATTATACTATATCCACATTAAACGAAATAATCATCTTGTAATCTTTATTTTTATTTTCTACAGATTCATGTTTTAAAAAAGCAGGAAAGGTTAGTATATCTCCTTCTTTTATATCAATTGAAATAATTTCTTTATCTAAATTATATATTTTTGTATTTAAATATTTTTCTGGTATTTTTAAATAAAACACATTTGTAAAATGTACGTTACCATGCCGATGTAAACAGTGAGAATCTCCTTGATTATATTTTTGAAACCAAAAATTATTTGGTTCAACTTTTTCTGCATTAAAAACGTCGCATAAATTTCTTGCGTATTCTTCATATATATATTTAGTAAAATATTCTAAATATTCTCGTTTCATTGTTGCGGGTATATGCCAATCAGTATGAGAAATTTTACTTTTTTCTGTTTTTAAAGAAGTTTCTGGTATTTGATGTATTAAATTAATTAAATTTTTTTGATGAACTTCAAAGTTATTGACCTTAAAAATATTTATATAGTTATTATTTTTTTCTATAGTGCCCATGATACTACTGAAAACCTTTCACCGTTTTTTACTGGAGTGACTGTGTGTGGATACAAAAAATTACTTGGCCAAACTATTAAAGTGTTTTTTTTCTTAGGTATTATTTTTTCTTCTTCACTAATTGGATATCTAAATTTTAAATCACCACCTTCGTAATCATCATTTACAAAAAAAATACAACTAAAAGTTCTAGGAGTTGTGGTTCCATGATCAATATGAAAAACATAATGACCTTCTTCTGTATATTTTAAAACCTGTATATCTAAAACTTTAAAATGATTTCTACGACTAGAATGATTGCAAAGATCTAAATATTCATTAATTGCATTTTTAAAAATATGTTTAAAAAAATTACACCAATGAACTTCTGTCAAACTTTTATTTCCTATATTATTTAAACACCATAGATTTGTGTTTCTTGTTTTTTCTTCTACTGCATTTGCACCTTCAGAGTTAGCTACTATGGTAGCTTTCTTCCAAGATTTATAATCTTTACATACTTTTAAAAAATTATTTAAAATTTTTTCAGGTAAAGCATTTTCAAAAATTCTTATATAGTTATGTAAATCTTTTTCTATTTCCATGATTTTTTAAACCAAGATATTTTTTTATAATTATTGATAACGTATTTATGAAAATTAAAAATATCTTTTTTATTTTCTTTTTTTTCTTTAATACTCATTTTCCAAGAATCTCTTTTAAAAGGTATTACTTGAACATAAGGGGTACCCCTTTTTATAGTTGTTTTTAATGAGTCATATTTATCACCGTTAAAAAGTATCGGAAAATTAATTTCTAAATTATATGTATCTGTATCAACTATTCCAGGTATAATAGAAAACCTATCATCTGGATTATTCATAGGGGGTAAAAAAAGTGATGAATATCCTGGAGGTGTTTTAATTATAAAAGGATTCATTATTTTATGAAAATTTAAATTTTTATTTTTTTCTAAATAAGGACACCCTTTAAGTTGTTTAGGATGATGAAATTCTTGACGACCATTATAATTTAAATTAATAGAATCATCTATATTTACTGCACTGCTTTGCATTCCAGTTTTTTTTTCTCCATCAATTTCAACATTATGTTCAACATAATAATCAACAGGCATTTTTAAAATATAACCAGTGGTTAATGTATCCAAAAAAGGCATACAACCTTTAACAGTTTTTTCTTCAATACTATGAGTTAATTTTTTATACCAATCAGGAATATTTAATTTTGCAGGTTCTGGACAAATATCTTTGTCTTCAATAATAAGTTTATTGCTAATGAACTTAATTTCTTTCTGAAACATGAAAGAATATTACTTTATTTTAAGGAATTTGTAAAGGGTGTATGTATGTTATAGAGTTTTCTTCACAATATTCTTCCCATGTTTTATTTAATGGAAAACTAATTGTTGAAACATCAAAAATATCTAAAGTATTATAATATGTTTGAGCTACTGAATAGATAGCTTTTGAACTATTAGAAGATATGTCTAAAAATTGTTTTAAAGAATATTTAATTGAATCAATTTCTAATGTTAATGCATTTGAATCTTCAAAAGTTGTTGATGCTACATCATTAATTGTTACATTATCACCATCAATTGTAACAGTTGCTCTTGATTTTTTTAATTTTAAAAAATCAGAATCACTTATATCTATAGAAGAATAAATTTCAGATGAAAGATTTTGTTCATTTTTATCCGTATCGTCTTTTGCAATTTTAGATAAAATATTTCCTTGTCTAATAATATATGCCATAATTAAAATTACCCGTTATCGTAAACAGTTATATGTCCCCCACTACCAGCACTACCACTAGTACCCGGAGTAGGTGATCCAGGACCTCCAGCTCCACCAGCTCCAATGCCTGGGTTTCCATGTAAAAAAGTGTTATTGGATAAAACTGTTCCACCGGGAGCTGATCCCCCACTACCAGCATTACCTGGAGCAGCATTACCACCTCCACCACCATTAGTAGTAAATAAGTTTGTTACAGTTGTAGCATTTCCAGAATTACCTGAACCTCCAGGTCCAGAACCATTACCACCACTACCGATTGAATAAGCATATGTTGTACTAGCATCAACGCTACCACTAAAAAATCCTTTACCTCCAGCACCACCGGCACCGCCCCCAGGTCTAGTATCTCCTCCAGAGATTCCGCCGCCTCCGCCTCCGCCGCCACCAAAACTATACGCTAGGTATTTACTAGCGTTACCAGGTGTTGCAAAGTTTCCAGATGAAGGGCCATTAGCAGTAAGTCTTAGTGTCATGTTTGCTGCTCCAGCACCAGCAGAAGCATCAATAACTCTTCCAGATCCATCAACTGTGATAGTTGCTGCTGTAAATGAACCTTTAGCTGATTTAATTATTTTAGGCATGTTTTATACTCCGTTATTATTAGTCAGCCAATTCAACATAAGAAACGTGATAAGATAAATCACTTGCTGTCCCTGCTGTAACGGCTAATAAATCTGTTTCATCTAACCATATAGGTCCAACATCATCTAAAAAACTTAATGTTGAATCAGCTGGCACTGAAATTGTACTTGCTACTTTATAATAAGTACTTCCATTATCATTGCTTACTTCTATTGTTACATCGCAAGCATTAGTACCATCTGTGTTAGATATTAAAATTGTTTGTATTTTGGCAGCGTTTTCTGCAGTAACGTCTACCATAGTTGTTCTATTTGTATCTCCAAGATTACCCATAGAATTTTTGGGTGTTATCGTTGCTACATTTACTAAGTTCGGTGTTGCCATAATTTTTTATTCTCCTTATTCCTTTTAACCGAAAACTAATGCCATTGCAATAGATTTTCCTACTGTTGATAATTGAGCTCCTCCAGCTTGAACTTGACCTGATCCATTTGGTGCAAGGTTAATATTACCATTTGCTCCATCTGTAATTGTTATTGTTCCTGAGTCTGTGCCACTATTTGTGCTTAAAACTAGGTCAGTTGCTCCACCTGTAGTTACTGTTAAAGTTCCAGCTCCGTTTGAAGTTAAAACTGCCGCTGCTCCAGAGTCTCCAACTTTTACAGTATCACCAGCTAAAACTACATCTCCAGTTCCTTTTGGAGTTAAGTTTATATCAATATTTGAATCACCACCTGTAGATGAAATAGTAGGTCCAGAACCTGTTGCTGCATTAGCTAGTGTAAATTCGTTAACTGCTGAACCTGTAGCTGTTAATAAAGCTAATTCATTTCCATTAGTATCTAAAATAGAAGTACCAATTTTAGGTGATGTTAAAGTTTTGTTTGTTAAAGTTTGTGTTCCAGTAAGTGTTACGTCTCCAGTTGCTACTTTGTATATATCTGGGTTAGTTCCATCATTTGCTGTTGCAATTAAAATTGCATCACCTTTATCAGTAGCACCAAAAGTATGTGAATCTCCTGAACCTGAAGTATATTTAAATTGTACTGTGTAAGCACCTGATGTTGAATTTCTTAAAAAATAAAATGTTTGAGTGTCTAAAGGAATTGTAACTATTTGGTTTCCAGTAATTGTACCTGTAAGTTCAATCATTCTGTGAGACATTGTAGCTCCAGTTGCACCATCAGAAACTGAAAGAGCTGTAGTTTGTGCACCACCAGCAATTGATTGTGCAGTAAACCCACCAGAAATTTGTTCAAAAATTTGTAAGTTAGTATTTGTTTTTGTTCCCCAAGTACCAGCGTTTTCACCAGTTGCTTGAAGCTCTATACCTAACGGTGTATATGTTGATGCCATAATTTTATCTCCTATGCAATGTCACTATAACTTGTATTTGATCCCGTTGCAACACTTGTATATGATGTATTTGAACCTGTGTCAATAGCTTGATACGCTTGAATAAATATATCTCCAACACTTATTGTTGAAGAAACTCCTGTTAATCCCATAACATCAGCAGGTGTTATTGATCCTAAAGAACTTGTTGCAGAAATTCCTGTTAATCCCATAACATCAGCAGGTGTTATTGAACCTACTGCAGAAGTTGCAGATATACCTGTTGGAATTATAATTGGATTTGATGAAATACTTGCTTCTCCAATATCAATTGTTGCAGAAACTCCTGTTATACCAAACGCTAAATCAGCAGGTGTTATTGAACCTACTGCAGAAGTTGCAGCTATTCCTGTTAACCCCATAACTTGATCTGAAGGGTCTAATGTTCCCACACTAGAAGTTGCAGAAAGTCCCGTTGGAGTTACAGTTACGTTTCCAATCATTGTAGCTGATCCAATACTAGCTGTTGAAGAAACTCCCGTTAATCCCATTACATCTGCAGGAGCTATTGATCCTACACTAGCTGCTGCTTGAGTTCCTA